TCGGAGACGAAGTCGTAGGCGACGCCGGCGATCTTCACCCGGTAGGTCTGGATCGCCTGCACGCTCACTTCCGGCGTGAGGGTCCACTTCTGCGTGGGCTTGAGCGCGGCGCGCCCGATCTTCACCTTCGTCGGGCACGGGTTCTGGCTGAAGATCGCCTGCGCGGCGAGGTACTCGGGCGTCGTCGCCGCGAAGTCCACGGCCACGTCGGGCAGGTTCGAGTAGGTCCGGACGCGCTCCGGCCAGGTCTTCGAGTAGCCGCCGAGGATGAGCGGGGTGCCGAAGCCGGGGAGGCTCAGGCCGCCGCCGGACGTCGAGATGGTCACCTGGGCAACGTCGGAAAGGGGCACGGGTTCCTCCTACGGCGCGTCGAACGACCCCCACGGCGAGGCGATCCCGACGGTGTCGATGTAGCCGGTCTTCTCGGTGGCGGTGTCCATGGTGCGGAGCCTCACGTCCAGCTTCGCCCTCGACTCGATGTCGCTGGCGAAGAGGGCTGACAAATCCTGCGTATCACCCACCTCGATCACGGCAACGCCGGCGACGCGCAGCTGCTCGAGCGCGCTCGGGAGGCGCAGCTTCATCACCGCGGCGCCCAGGAGGGCGGCGGCGGAGCTCGCGCCGGAAGTCGCTCCCGCGATCAGCTGGACGGTGAGCACCCACTCCTGGTGCTCGGTGAGAGTGATCTCGACCTCCTCGCCTGGCGGGTTGGCGAGGTTCGTGGCGTCGGTGAGCGCGCCGCCGAGCCCGAGCCTCGAGGGGCCGACGAGCTTCAGCGTGGCGAAGGGCTTCGCCGGCGACGGCGCGTTCGGGCCGTCCCAGATGACCTGGCCGGCGGCGAGCCCCAGCGCGGCGACGACCCGGGCGTGGAGCGCATCCTCGGCGGCGGCGCGGTCGAAGGCCATGCGCCCGACGTATCAGGCGACCCGCGAGGCGAGCGCCTTGAAGTACTCGCCGAGGTCCCAGCGCTCGACGGCCTGCACCTCGTAGGTCCCGCCGCCGTAGGAGACGCGGTCGGCCTGCGCCCCCTCCCCTACCCGCAGCTCCGTCGTCGTCCAGATCGCGATGACCGCCTTCACGCGGTCGCCCTCCGGTAGCCGCTGCAGCTCCTTCGGCGTGGCGGGCTGGATCGACGCAGCGATCTCGAAGGTCTCGGCCGCCCCCTCGACCCAGCGCCCGGCGACGTAGCTGCCGCTCGGGCGGGTCACCGTGAACCGTCCCTGCGCGAGCCGCGCGATCGTAGCGCCCATGTTCATGGCGAGGAGCTCTCCTTCCCAGTGGCGACCGCGTGCGTGATGGACCCGACCAGGCGGCCGGTGTCGACGAGGGGACGGGGGGTCGCGCCCGAGGACGCTCCACCCTCGTTCCACTCGCCCTTCTTGCGCTTCTGGCGGACGGTGCTCGGCGCGTTCGGCGGCGGGATGCCGGCGCCGGTGACGACCCGGCTCTTCATGTCGGCGGCCATCTTCAGGCCGAGGAGCCCGAGCGCGCGCCGGAGCGGCATCTTCCCGGAGCTCGTGGCGCGGTGGAACCAGGTCCCGGCGAGCGCCCGGAGCTGTGCCCGGTACTCGGCGCGGTGGAGCGCGAAGGTGCCGAGGATGAAGGGTCGTGCCGGAATGCGACCTGGAACGCCGAACTCGTGGATGGCGGCGAGCTGGACGTTGGTGAGCCGCTTCCCCTCTTCCTCGGCGGGATGCTGTTCCCTCGCCTGCTCGCCGATGATGCCCGCCTTCGCGTGCATGCCGCGGTCCGCCTCGAGCTGCTTCGCCGCGGAGAGCAGGTTCTTCCAGCCGCGGTCGATGCGCCGGAAGGTGAAGGCGCTCTTCGCCACCGCTACACCAGCGCCGAGCCGAGGCCGAGCAGCGACCGCAGGCGCAGGAACTCGCGACCGGCGGAGGTTCGCATGATGTTGTGGAAGACGCTCCCGGCGACCGCGTATGAGCGCGAGACCGACCCGACCGACTCGCTCTGCACGGGGCCGGGGCCTTCGACCTCGGGGTGCGAGCCCAGGAGCAGGTGCGCCGCGAGGTAGGTGACGCCCAGCTCGTACAGGTCGCCCCAGGCGCTGGCGGAGACCTGGAGCTGGGCGTCTGCGATGGCCGCCTCCCACGCGGCCGGGTCGTCGACCACGACGAGCGCGGGGACCCGGGCGACGATCGAGGCGCGGGAGACGGCCACGGGCTACCCCTGCGCGCCCGCGACGGGCGCCGCCGGCGCCTGGGGCTTCGCCGGGGTGATCTCCTCGAGCTGCTCCTCGATCGCCTCGAGGACGCCCTTGCGCTGCTCGTCGGCGTACCACTTCTCGAGCAGGTCTTTGTCGACGGTCTTCTTCACCGTCGCGATGGCCTCCGGGACCTTCATCGCGGCGAGCCCCTGCGCGCCCGCGACGGGCGCCGCCGGCGCCTGGGGCTTCAGGACGCCGAGGCGGACGAGGTCACGCACGAGCTCGATCTTGAGCGCCTCCTTCCACGCGGCCTCCTCCACCTCGTTGATGCCCGGCATCAGGGTGCAGTGACCGCCGAGGTTGTGGATCCGCGGCTGGGTGTTCTCGACGAGCAGCTTCGGCATAGGTGACTCCTTGCTGAGGGCGGTGATGCAAGAAGGCCCGGCCGCCCGACGTGGACGGCCGGGCCGGGCGGTGCTGCCGGGGTAGAGCTAGATCCCGTCGCCGTAGGCCACGGAGAGCGGCAGCGGGCAGATGACGCCGCCGCAGCGCGCGTGGCACGCGATGACCGTCTCGAGGCCGTCCTGCTCCGGGGCGAGCTGCTCGAAGTCCTGGGGGATCTCGAGGGTGAGGTGCTCGGGGTCCCGCCGGTAGACGACCATGCGGTCCTTGCTCGCCGCGCCCGCGCCGGCCGCCTCGAAGAGCGGCTCGACCGCCTTGATGTAGGGGTCGTTGGCGAGGAAGTACTTGAGGATCGTCACCTCGGAGGTGGCGTCGATCCGGGTCGTCGCGATGTAGCCGTACTGCGAGGCCGGGAGGAGCATCGTGTCGGGGGACTCGACGCCCTTCGTCTGCTCGAAGACGTACTTCGCGATCCCGTGCATGTCCTTCAGGATCTCGGTGGGCGTCTTGCCGGCGCCCGCGACCCACGTCGCCACGCCACCGGCGCCGTTCGGCACCGTGTAGCTGAGCGCGTTGGTGATGTTGAGGAGCCCGATGAGCCCCATCGTCGCGTTGCCCTTGAGGCCGATCGAGTTGATCGTCTGCTCGATGGCGCGGCGGGCCATGGCGGCCTTCCGCATCTCGAGGTTCGCGCCGGACTTCGCCGAGGCCCGGACCTCCTGGAGGCCGTAGCCGTAGGAGGAGCCGATCCCCTTCACGGGCGAGCGGACCTCCTTCGCCTTCACGTCCGCGCGGGGCAGGTCGTCCGAGTAGGAGGCGAGGAGCTTGGCGACGCCGACGCCGTCGTACTCGTGGTAGACGATCGTCTCCGTCGCCGGGTCGGCCTCGAAGGAGACCGGGATGAGCGTCCGCGCCTTGAACTGCGCGTAGCGGGCCTCGTAGACGCGCGCCTTCACGAACTCGAGCTTGCGCTCGAAGGTCATGTTCTCGGCGGCGTCGAGGTGCGGGTGCTGGAACTTCATGTGCGGTCTCCTTGTGGCGGCGCGCGCCGCTTACGACAGGTTCACGAGCTGCGAGAACGAGACCGCGGCGATGCCGCCCGCGGCCGCCGTGGAACGGAACTTCGCGCCCTTGACGATCGCGGTCTCGCTCGTCACCGCGCTCTTGCGGAACCCGCCGAGCTGCGTGCCGCCGGCGCCCGTGGCGTACCGGACGTAGACGGGGTCGCCGTCGACCACGGCCTCCTCGGTGATGACGTACGCGACGCCCTCCTCGAGCAGGTTGAAGTCTCCGTCGATCGGGATCCCGTTCGTGTCGGTGAGGCCGAGCTGGTCGACGTCGTGGCTGTGGAGGGCGATGCCGTAGACCTTGTCGCCCGCCGCGTTGGGGAGGTCGTACTTCCCGTCGCCGGTCGCCTTGGTCACGGCGACGCCGAAGGGGATCTGCGCGCCCTGGGCGTTCACGCCCGTGGAGACGCGCTTGAAGGAGAGGTCGGCGAGCTGCCCGGCGAAGCCGGGAGCGAGGGTGTCGGAGTAGCTGGTCTGGGCCATCGGTCAGGGTCCTTTCGATCCGCGAGGGCTCAGGCCTTCACGGCGGAGAGCGGCTTCTTCCACGCGTCCTCGGCGTCCTTGCGCGCCTGAAGGCGGGCCTTCTCGGCGTCGAGGGGCTCGCCGTCCTTGCGCTCGCCCTTGTCGTCGGCGGCCGCGCGGGCGGTGCCGGCCGCGTTCTTCACGGCGGACTCGATCGCGGCGTCGAAGCGCGCGTCGACGTAGTCGGTGCTCTTCCCGTCGAGCTTCAGCTCGGGGTGGAGCTTCGCCAGGACGGCCGCCTTGATGGCCGGCGCGTCCATCTCGTCGAGCTTCGCCTCCGCGCCGAGGACCTCGCGGGCGCGGGAGATCAGAGCCACGCGGGCGTTGACCTGCCCGGTGATCTTCTTCGGGTCGGCCGCGTCGGCGCGCTCGGTCTCGAGCTTCTTCGCCTTCGCCTCGGCCTCGTCGGCGCGGGCGGTCGCCTTGTCGGCGGCGGTCTTCGACTCCTTCGCGATCTTGTCCGCGGCGTCCGCGCGCTGGTCGCGCGCCTCGAGCGCGCGCTGGATGAGCTGCGCGGCCTGGTCGTTGGCGACCTCGATCTCGATCCCGTCCAGCTTGAGCTTCACCGTCATCTGGGTCTCCTTGAAGGGTTCACGGGGGTCGCCCCGGCCCGGGTCCTGCTGACGATCCGCACGTATCGGCGGGTCTGCCTCGACGCAAATTGCGTCTTCGGAGTCGAGCTTCAGGCTCGCCACCGGGCCGGCCCGCGCGCGGTCGACGAGCGCGCAGTGGTTGACCACGATGTCGCGCTGGATCGCGTCGTAGCGCTGCCCGTTCCACTCGCCCGGCGTGGGATCGAGCTCGCAGACGTAGCCGAGGGAGAGCTGGTTGCGCCCGCCCCTCACCTTCGCGATGGTGTCGCCGTCGGTGATGAGCGCCACCGCGCGCACGACGTCGCCGTCGCGCCGGATGCCCTCGCTCAGGTGCCCGACGGTGAGCGCCTTTGCGTTCTGCGGGGTCACGAAGCCCGCCGCCGGGTGGTCGTCGGTGATCGGCGCCATGCCGATCGAGGCGAGCGAGTCGGGCCGGAAGACCTCCTCCGGGAGCCGAAGCTCGCGCCGCACCGTCCCGTCGGCACGGCGGTACTCGAAGACCCCGACCCGGGTGAGCACGGCGGGCGCCCGGAGGAACCCGGACGCGGTGATCTCGGACTTGTCGAGCGTGGCAGTGTCGTAGCGGCGGACCGTCATGGGCTGCACGTATCAGGAGCGCGCGCGCGGCCCCGGCCGGGCGGCCCAGGGCAGGCCCGGATCGGCCGCTGCAGCCTCCGCCGGCGGCGGCTCGGAGGTGTCCGGCGGCTCGCCGAGCAGCTCGTCGAGGACGGGATCGGCGAAGCACCGGCAGTTGATCGCCTCGCCGGGGTGCCCGTCCTCCGGCGGGTCGTCCCAGGAGAACGTTTTCCCCTCGAGGGCGGCGTGCTCGTCCCGGACGCGGTTGTCCTTCAAGGTGCGCCAGACGTAGCGGCTCACCCCGAGCTGCGTTTGGCGGGTCCGGTTGAGGTCGCCGTAGAGCTTCCCCACCTGGTCCCGCGCGATCAGCTTCGCCCGGCTCTCGGTGACGCCGTACCGTTCCTCGACGAGGTCCGCGAGCTCCTCCCAGCGCTGGCCCGTGCGCAGCCCCGCGACGAGCCGCTTCTCGAGGTCGCCGAAGAAGTCGGTCGCCACCGACTTGATGAGCGCGACGTTCTCGCCGGTGAAGGTCGCGATCTGGGGGCGCAGCCAGGGCTCGTAGCGCGCGACGTCGATCCCGAGGGTCGCCATCATCTGCTTCGCGAGCTGCTCGCGCTGGAAGTCGCTCGTCCGATCAGCGAAGACCTCCGCGAGGCGCCGGAGCCGCTCGTTCGGCCACTCGGCGAACCAGGCATCGGAGAGGGAATCGAGCAGGTCGTTGACGGACTGCGCCCAGGCGTCCCGCCGGAGCCCATCCAAGCGCTCGAGCGCCGCCTCCGCGGCATAGGACGGCAGGAGGGGGACGAGCCGCGCCCGCACCAGGACGCGCGCCCTGCCGATCGCGTCCAGGAGCGCCGCGAAGTAGGCCATGCGGACGGCGTCGGGCTGCAGCTGCGGTGCCGGCCGCCGGCGACGAGGCAGGAGCCCGATCGCCTTCATCCCGGCGCGCCGCGCTCGGATGGCGGCGATCGTCTCGGCCTTCGTCATGGCTCCTCGAGGAGTCGAGGCCGGGCGCGCCGCTTCGGGACGAGGCTCGTCCGTAGGTCACGCCAGCACTGGCGGCACATGTCGTGGTCCTTCATCGAGGTCGAGCCCTTGCGCTTCCCGCGGGGCGGGACGATCGCCGGTCGCCCGCACTCGCAGATCCGCTTCACGGCGCCGGCGGCGCGCCCTTCGCGGGCGGGTCGTCCTCGGGGGCCGGCTCGGGCGTCTCCTTCGCCTTCGCGCGGATCGCGGCGTCGAGCACCAGATCCTCGCCGTAGGTGTCGCCTCCGAACCGCGAGACGGCGACCTCCTCGGGCATGACCGCGCCCATGTTCGCGTAGGCCTGGTCGGCCTGCGCGTTCTTTAGCCGGCGCTCGGCCTCCTGGAGCGGCGTGAGCTGGCGCAGCGGGCGGAACCGGACGGACCACTTCGCCGGCTCCTTCCCCCTCGTCGGCCCCTCCTTCGCCAGCATCACGAGGCGGACGAGCCGGTTGAGAGGCTCGCGGAGCTGCTCCTCCTGCATCCCCTCGATGTGCTCCGAGAACCAGTCCTGCCCCGACGCGTCGCCTGTGGAGAGGCCCTTCGGTGAGTCACCCCAGACGAGCGTCACCGGCATGTCGGCCGCCGCTGCGAAGCGCGTCTTGAACTGCTCGAGCATGTCCGAGTACCCGGCGAGCGGCGTCGCCTTGCGCTCGAACGTCTCGCCGGCGTCGCCGGTCTCCGGATCGCCGGCGTCGAGAAGCGCGGCGCGGACGATCGAGCGCCCCATCTCGATCGCCTCGATGCGCTTCCGGATGAGGTCCTCTTGCCCCGACGCGATGGCGGCCGCGAGGCCCTGAATGCGGAAGACGGCCTGGGAGAAGTCGCTGAGCAGGTGGGCCGCGCCGCCGAACGCCATCCCGACGTCCGAGAGCACCTCCATCACTCGGACGAAGACGCTGTCGCCCCAGCTGTTGCGCTCGGCAGCGTGCCGGCGCGAGACCTGGATGCCGCGGAAGATGAGCATCCGCGACTCGTGCACCCGCGCCCCGAACTGCGCCGCCTGCCCGCGCGGGTGGATCTCGTAGACCGACGGCAGGCCGTACTTCTCGTCGCTCAGCCCCCGGTAGAACTCGACCGGCTGCAGCTCGTCGGCGTCGAAGACGGTGAGCCAGCGGATGGTCCGCAGCCGCTTCTCGTCGAGCGGCTTCGTGAGGTCGATCCAGCCGTCGTCGGTGCCCAGGAGGATGCCCGCGCCCCCGTAGGCGCGGCACTTCTGGAGCGCCTCCCGCAGCGCCGCCCGCGCCTTGAGCTCGTCGAGCCGCGCGGCAACCGCCTGCGCGACCTCCGCTTCGCCCTCCACGAGAACATCGATCCAGCGCCGCAGCATCTCGCGCGGGGGCTTCTCGACGATCTTCGCGGCGAGATCGTCCCCGCGCCAGAGCTCCTCGGCCTCCTGGGTGGTGATGTGGCGCGTCGCGATCCGGGTGCCGAGGCGCTTGTCGCGGGAGAGCCGGCCGAGCCCGGTGAGGACGTTCTCCCAACCGTCGGATCGCTGGTCAGGGGCTGCGTCGGTGCGAGGGCGGCGCTTCGATCGGGCCATGCGACCGACGTATCACCGGCCGCCGCCGCTACGTCGCCAACGCCTCGAGCGACGCCAGCCCGCCGCGCCGCTTCATGAACCGGAGCAGCGCCTGCGTCGTCTGGTCCACCTGGTCGTCGTGCGCGCCGTTCGGGAAGGCGGCGCACTCCTCCACGTAGTCCGAGACCCAGGGCGCGCTGAGCGGGATGAAGACGTTCCCGGCCTCGACCTCGGGCGAGACCGCGGCCGCGCGGCTCTCCTTCCCGCCCTCGGGGTTCACCGGGATGATGCCCGGGACCTTCTTCTTCAGCACGTCGATCACGGCCGAGCCGTTCGCCTTGTCCTCGACGAGCTTCGCGCGCGCGCCTGGGAACTTCGCGACGACGCCGAGCAGCGCCTTCACGGTGTCCGTGAAGCCCATGCGGTCGCGCACTTGGTCGAGCAGGAACTTGTCGGGGCCGACGCGCCCCCACGCGCCGATCGCCACGAAGTCGGAGTCGGAGGTCGCCTTGAACGCCGCGTCGACCGAGAGGAGCAGCTCGTCGAAGCGATCGGGCAGCAGCCGCGACTCGACGCCCTCGGGCACGAAGTCGCCCGCGCGGTGCCAGCGCTTCCACCAGCTCCGCAGGAAGAGGTTGCCGTCGGGCGGTGACGGACGTTGCTGGTGCTGACCCGCGAAGCCCAGCGAGCCGAGGCGGCGCTTCTCCTCCGCGATGATGTCGGCCGGGAAGAGCTCCGGGAAGAGCAACTCGCCGGCCTCCTTGCGCCAGTCCTCCCAGATAGGGGTCTTGCACCGCGTCTTCGGCTCGAACTCGGTCGGCAGGCAGAGGTGCACCCAGCCACCCTGCCGCAGGAGGTGGCCCGAGAGGTCCTCCTCATGGAGCCGCTGCATGATGACCACGCGCGCCCCCTTCTTGAGGTCGTTGAGCCGGTTCCCCATCTGCTGGTCCCACCAGAGCGTGACCGCGTCGCGGGCCGCCTTCGAGTGGGCGTCGATGGCGTTAAGTGGGTCGTCGACGAGGATCGCGTCGCCGCGGAAGCCGGTGCCCTTCCCTCCCACGGACAGCGACACGCGGAATCCCATGCGCGTGTTCTGGAAGAAGCTCTTCACGTTCTGGTCGCTGGCCAGCTCCCACTCATCAGCGACGAACGAGCGCTGGTACCAGTCCGACTCGATGAGCGCGCGGCACTTCACGCTGTCCCGGATCGCGAGCTCGGCCGCGTAGGACGCGGCGAGGCAGCGCCAACCAGGCCCGCCCATCTCCAGCCTCTGCGGCCTGCGCGTCCACATCCACGCGGGCCAGAGGACCGAGACCACCAGTGACTTCGAGTGGCCCGGCGGAACGTTGATGAGGAGGTTCCGGATCGCCCCCTCTGCGACGGCCTGCAGGTGCAGGGTGAGCGCGTCGAGGTGCTTTCCGGGGATGAGCGGCGCGGCCGGCTCGACGATCGACCAGGCGTCCTCGACGAAGACGGAGAACTGCCGGCGCGCTCGCTCCGCCCGGACCTCATCGAGCGGGGGGATGGCCGCCGCGGCGAGCACGCCGCTACTCCGGATCGCCGTCCGCAGCGGGCGGCTGCGCGGCCTTGAGCATTGCCTCGAGCTGGACGAGGTCCTTGTCAGTCAGCTTCGACAGATCGTAGGCCCGCACCGGCTTCCCGTCGCCGTCCGTCACGGCGATCGGCTGGATCGGCCTCGCACCGGCGCGGTCGAGGATGGCGCAGGCCGCCGCGTGCGCGACCTTGAGCGCCTTCTTCTGGCGCATCAAGGTGACGAGTCGCTCGATCGCCTCGCGCGAGTGCGCACCCGCGAGCTCGCGGACCTCCTTCACCCACGCGGGCAGGCCGCCGGGGTTCGCGCTCTTGCCCGGCTCGAACGGGCGCCCGGCGGGGGGAGACTTCCCCGCTGCATCGCCGCTGCTCTGAGCGGGCTTCCGCTTCCTCTTCTTCGCCGCCATCGCCTACCCCTTGCTCCCGGTGATCTCACGTACTTCGTCCGTCGGGTCGAGGTCAGCTACCTCCGCCGCCGGCGACGTCGGCTCTGCCCGGCCCTGGCCGAGACGCTCGAGGTCGTGCTGCTTCATTCGCTTCCGCTGGACCCCCGCGTCCTTCCGGTAGGCCTGGTAGGTCGGGCGACCGTTCTTTGACTTGGATGCCCAGTCCTCCGCCGCCGAGTAGGCCGTGCGCAGACGGTACTCGTCGCCCTGAGCGCATTTCCCGCTGCCGCAGTACTCGTGGATCTTCGCCTTCTTCCCCGGCCACACCGCGTCCTGGCGCTGGAGGCAGGTCTTCAGCGGGATGACGCAAGGATGCTCCGGCGTCGACATGCGGTCGCACCGGACCGGCGTGTCGGCGCCGAGGCGGCCGCGCCACGGCGACCCATCCTCCTCCCAGAGCGCGAACTGCCCCGGAAGCACCTCGGGCGAGCGTTGACGCTTCTCGATCGCCTTCTCGAACCTCGTCGCCGCCACGACCAGCATCGGCGAGCCCGACCGCTGGGCCATCGCGAGGATGGCCTCCAGGTCCTTCCGCTGCGCGGTCGTGAGCGAGACGCCAGCCATCAGGGCTCCCGCCCTTCGCCGCCCCGCACCCGCTCCGCCTTCCCGAGCTCGCCGAGCAGGTAGGAGGCCTTCGCCCCCTCCCACTCGACCGCCTCGTCGCCTGCGAGCGCGCGCTCCCGCAGGCCCGCGAGCAGCTCGAGGACCTGGCGGTGCACGTTGTCGGGGACGGCGACGACCACGCGCTACGCCGCCTCCCCGAGCGCCGAGTTGAGCGTCGCGAGCGCCTTCTCCGCGGCGTCCTTCCGCCGACGGATCTCGGAGACCACCGCGTCCCGGAGCTCG